CGGCAAGAGCAACAGTTGACCTAAACAAACAAGCGGAGGTAGCAGCGGTTATTAATCAAGGTCTTATTGAGAAGTACGATAGACAAGCTGAACAGCAAAGACAAATACGAGATGATGAAAGCAAGACTATTGCAGAAAGAATTGCAGCCAATAATAAGTTAGGCGAAGTATTAGAAGAGCAACAAAAATTAATGCTCGAAAATGTAGACATTACTATTAGAGCAGCACAAGCTGAATACGATAAAAATCAAAATCAAGAAAACTACATTGCTTTACTTGAAGCACAAAACGAACGTGAAGCAGTATTAGCACAAATAGAAGGTTTTAGGTCTGAACAAATAATAAACAGAATATCTTTAGAAAAAGAATTAGAGGACACTAAGAAAGAAGCACAAGAGGCAGAGGCAGAAAGAATAAACGATTTACTTGAAAAAGAAATTGAAGCCGACAAGATAAAAAAGGAATTAAAAGCAAAGCAAGTAGATTTAGCCAAACAGCAAGATGCAGAAACTTTAAACAATTTAATTGCGGTAGTAGGAGAAGGAAGTAAGGTTGGAAAGGCGGCAGCGGTAGCACAAGCCACAATAAGCGGTATCGAGGGAGTACAAAACGCCTACACTACAGCGCAATCTTCTCCAATTACTGCTTTATTTCCTGCATACCCTTTGATTCAGGCAGGTCTTGCAGCAGCTTTTAGTGGTAAACAAATTCAAAGCATATTATCTGTAGATGAAAAAGGCGGTGGAGGTAGCCCTTCGGTAAGTTCATCAGCACCATCAGCACCACAAGCCCCTGCATTTAATGTAGTAGGAGCAGCACCAGAAAATCAATTAGCGCAAACAATAGGTCAAAAAGAAGATAAGCCTGTAAAAGCCTACGTTGTAAGTAATGAGGTAACAAATCAACAAGCCTTAGATAGAAACATAGTCGAGGGGGCTTCAATAGGTTAATAAATAACAAAATAAACTAATTATTATTGTTTTAATATGGATATAGTAGAACTATTTATAGACGAAAACGATGAAGTGTCAGGGATTGAAGCTATTAGCGTAGTAGAAAACCCTGCGATTGAATCGGACTTTGTAGCTTTAAAGAATCAAGAGTTTAAACTTGCAGAGGTTGATAAAGAAAAGCGCATTTTAATGGGTGCGGCTTTAATACCTAACAAACCAATTTACAGGGTAAGCGGAGAACAAGAATATTATATATATTTTAGTCAAGCTACTGTACGAAAAGCAAGTGAATTATTTTTTATTAAAGGAAATCAAAACAACGCAACACTAGAACACCAATTAGAACTTAAAGGATTGACTGCGGTAGAAAGTTGGATAGTAGAAAGTGAACAAGACAAGAGTAGAATGTACGATTTAAATGTACCTATTGGAACTTGGATGGTATCTATGAAAGTTTTAAATGATGAGGTTTGGAAGCAAGTCAAAGAAGGCAAAGTAAAAGGATTCTCTATTGAAGGTTATTTTGCTGACAAGTTAGAAAGACCAAACGAGCCAAACGAATTATCTGCAATAGAAGAGGATGAGTACCTATTAGAAGAATTAGTAGAACTTTTACAAGAAGAAGAATTGGAATCTTACTCAGATTATCCTGATTCTGTTTCTAATAATGCAAAGCGTGGTATTGAACTTAACAAAAAAGTAAATAATAAATGCGCTACACAAGTTGGAAAAGTAAGGGCGCAGCAATTAGCAAATAAAGAACCCATAAGCAAAGCAACTATCAAAAGAATGTTTAGTTATCTATCAAGAGCAGAAGAGTATTATAAAAAAGGAGATACAGAAGCCTGTGGATATATATCTTATTTATTATGGGGCGGTAAAAGTGCTAAGTCTTGGGCTGAATCAAAACTAAAACAAATAGATGGGGACAACTAAAAACACTTCTTACAAAGTACACGTTTTTCATACCAATCAAGAAGAGGTGGACAGCGTAAATATTGAACAAGGCGCAATGTTACACACAGAAGATGCTTTGTATATGGGTCATAATAATGAAAACGTAATAGTTTACCCACAAGGTGGTGTAAATTCATTGGGTTGGGCAAGGTATGATGATACGGAATATGCAGGTTCTGATGATACTTTAGATTTAGCAGACGGAGTTGAGGTTGTAATGCCTAACAACGCAGGAAATGTAGTTAAAAGCGGTACTAATGATTTCTACAATAGTGTAACCAAAAAAATACTTGGGTTAAATACTAATGACACTTATATTACTACTGTTGTTTTTAAAATGAGATGTCCTAACGCAAATCAAACTCATTTAGACTTACGATTTGTTGGAGATGGGGAAATTGAGAGAATAAGCAAGGTAATTCCTTTCTATAAAGGAAATGATACAATTCAAAACGAACACGAAATATTTCAATACTATACCGATGCAAACTTTGTGCAGAATGGTGTTGAGATTAGAATCAAAGCACACGGTGGAACTGCTGAAATTTGGGATGTAATATATTTTATACAACGAACACAAAACGCAAGTTTAAGCTAATGAAAAAAGAAAGAAATCCAAGTCCACAAAACGACAAAAGAGCCTGTTTATGTAAAGATGGTAAAACCTATTCAAGAAAGTGCTGCGATGGTAGTTATCAAGCCCAAGGAATAGGAAACATAACAGGGACACCTGATTGAATTTATAACAAATAAAAAATTAATTTATTGTAATATTATATGAAAGCAACAGATATGTTAAACAAAGTAAAAGAACTTGTTGGGGTAGAAGCATCTCAGGAAGTTAAATTAGCACAGGCTACACTGGAAAACGGTACTGTTATCGAGAGTGAAGCATTTGAGGCAGGAAGCGAAGTCTTTATTATAACGGAAGATGAAAGAGTAGCTTTACCAGTAGGCGAGTACAAACTAGAAGATGGAGAAACTTTAGTTGTATCAGAAGAAGGAATTATAGCTTCTATTGGTGCGGTTGAAGAAGAAGTCGAAGAAGAAGTAGAAGCAGCCGAAGAGGAAAAAGAAGAAATGGAATACGCTACTAAAGCAGAACTTTCTGAAATTAAGGCAATGATTGACGAAATTAAAGCAATGATTGAGCCTAAAGAAGAAATGAGCGAAGAGGTAGAATCTAATACTGTTAAATCAGAAGAGACTACAACTAAAACGGTTTACGCATCAGAAGAAGAGGTAAAAGAAGAATTATCTGTTGAAACACCAGTAGAAAAAATTACTCATAACCCAGAGGCTGAATCAAAACCAAACTTAAATCTATTCGCACAAAAAAGAGTGTTAAACACTTCGGATAGAGTTTTACAAAGAATTTCACAAATAAAAAAATAAATAAATAAATTATGGCAACTAGCACATCTATTACTACTACTTATGCAGGAGAATTTGCAGGACAATACATCTCTGCTGCTCTATTAAGTGGTTCAACAATTGAAAACGGTGGAATTACCGTTAAACCAAACATCAAATTTAAAGAAATATTAAAAACAGTTTCTACAAACGACATCGTAACTGATGCAGCTTGTGATTTCGTAGGTACTTCTACAATTACACTTGATGAAAGAGTATTACAACCAGAATACCAACAAGTAAACTTACAACTATGTAAGAAAGATTTCCAAAATGATTGGGATGCTATCTCTATGGGATATTCAGCTTTTGATTCTTTACCTTCTTCTTTCTCTGATTTCTTAATCGGACACGTAGCGGCTAAAGTAGCACAAAGAACTGAAACCTCTATCTGGGAAGGTTCAACTGCAACAAGCGGACAGTTTGATGGATTAACTACTTTATTAGACTTAGATACTGCACACGCAGGAGGTTCTAAAATTGCAGGTACAACTGTAGATGCTGCAAACGTAATTGCACAATTAGGAAGCATTGTAGATGCTATCCCTTCAACTATCTACGGAAGTGAAGACTTAAACATTTATGTTTCTCAAAACATCGCTAGAGCGTATGTAAGAGCATTAGGAGGATTTGGGACTTCTGGTTTAGGTGCTAATGGTACAAACGCTATGGGAACTCAATGGTGGAATAACGGAAGTTTAACTTTTGACGGAGTTAAATTGTTTGTTGCAAACGGATTAGCCGATAACACAGCTATCGCAGCAGAGAAATCTAACTTATACTTTGGTACTGGCTTACTAGCAGACCATAACGAAGTAAAAGTAATTGATATGGCTGACATTGATGGAAGTCAAAATGTAAGAGTTGTAATGAGATTTACAGCAGGTGTACAGTACGGAATCGTAAGTGAAATTGTATCTTACGGTATCTAGTAAAAAAGATTAACTAACTTAAAGGGTGGGTAAGCCAATTGTGCCTATCTACCCTTTTTTAATATAAAAAAATATGGCTTGTGATTTAACCAAAGGTAGAAAAGAACCCTGCAAAGATGTAGTAGGTGGTCTTAAAGCTGTTTATTTTACTGATTTCGGAGATTATGGAACGGTAACACAAACAGATGACGAGATTACTGATATGACAGGAACTTTTGTAGCTTTTAAATATGAATTAAAGGGAAATAGTAGCTTTGAACAGGCGATTACTTCTTCACGTGAAAACGGTACGACTTTCTTTGACCAAACCTTAACGCTTACTTTGAAAAAATTAACTAAAGAGGATAACAAAGAATTAAAACTATTAGCTTATGGTAGACCACACGTAGCTGTTGAGGATTATAATGGAAATGTATTTGTTATGGGTCTTGAACACGGAGCGGAGGTAACTGGTGGAACTGTTTCTACTGGTGCTGCAATGGCTGACCTATCAGGATATACTTTAACGCTAAACGCGCAAGAGTTAAAACCTGCAAACTTTGTGGACAGTCCAACTGCTGCTGACCCATTCGCAGGAATGACTAGCGCAACAGTAACGGTAACAGAAGGTACAAACTCATAAACCGAGTTTCATTTTGATAAATTAGGGGGCTTTATGCCCTCTTTTTTTTGTTTTATTTTTTGTTGTTAAAAAAATGTTTATATTAGCAGCATATTAATCAATAAATATTTAAAAATGAAAAAAAGAACAATTTTAACAGGTATGACCAAAGCAATCAAAATAACAACTGACCACGAAAATGGGACAAAGCAAATTAGATTAAATGGTAATTTTTTTAAAGAGCAGGGGATAACTTTTGATGATTATTTTAAAGACCCTATTGTACTTGAAATATATAATGAAGATGAAAGAGAGATAACTTTAGATTAAGTTCCACGTGGAACAATTAAGAGGGGTAGCAGAAATGTTACCCTTTTTTTTTACCTTATAAATAACAAAAAACAAATAATATTATTGTATATATATGATAGTATTAGAAGAAAGTGCATCGGCACAAACAATAAATTTTATACCTAGACAATTTGTAAGTGGAGATACTTATAATGTAACTATTATAAATGAAACTACAAATACAGAGGTATATAATCAAGATACTACTGAAATCACAGAACACTTGTATCATAATCAATTTAGTGCGGTGTTTCCAGTAAAGCAAGATATAACCTACACGATAACCGTAACAGGAAGCGAAGTAGTATATAAAGACAAAATCTTTTGTACTAACGAATCAGATGTTACTTCTTATAGCGTAAATGAGGGTGCATATATTTTTAATGATACAGATAACGAATTTATTACAGTATAATGGATAACTTACATATAGTTAATTTAGCTTCATATAATAGACCTAAAATCAGCGAGGATAAAAACCGTGATTGGGTAGATTATGGGGAGGATAACGACTACTATTCTTATTTGATTGAACTTTACACTAATTCGACTACTAACAATGCTATTATAAATGGTGTTGCTAATATGATT